GAGGAAAACCAAAGCCGGAAAACCAATATCTCGGCAAATACTACCTTTGACCCGAAACCCTTTACACTTCCATACATGAACCTCAACGACATGAAGGCGCTGCGCGCCTCCAAGCTGAACCAGCTCAAGAGCTTGACCGAATCGGCTGAGCTGATGCAGCGGTCCTTCAACGAAACCGAAGAGACGGCCGTAGACAACCTGCACACCGAAATCGAGGCGCTCGACGCGAAAATTGAGCGCGCCGAGAAGACCGAGGCGCAGGTGTTGCGTGCTGCCTTCTCTGCTGCTACCCCGCAGCCGGAGGTGCTCGAGCAGGAGAAAATCCAGCAGCGCTACTCCATCAGCAAGCTCGTCCGCGAATCGATGACCGGCCGCTTGACCGGCCTCGAGGCGGAGATGAGCCAGCAGGCAGCATCCGACCTGAAGAACGCAGGCGTAGGCGTCCGCGGTTTGGCCCAGATCCCGGGCTTCATCCTCCGGAACACGTCGACTATCGGCGGCACGAACGTCCCCGGACAATCCAACACGAACGTCCTCGAGGCGCTCGTCCCTACCCCTATCCTCGAACAGGCAGGCGCCAACGTCCTGCGCGGCCTCGCTGGAAACATCAACCTGCCCTCCCTCAACGACGGCACGGACATCATTAACGAAACGGCCTCGGCAACGGGTGCAGCAGCTATCGCAGCACGCCAGTTGGCTCCGCAGCGTGTGGCTTCGCGTATCGACATCACCAACGAGTTGCTGGCAGCTATGAACCAAAGCATCGATGCTACGGTTCAGCGCCAGTTCGCACGGGCTGCTGCCGCGCAGGTGGACGAGATGTTCCTGACCAAGGTCATCGCAGCTGCAGCTTCTACGTTCGTGAAGCGTAACGAAACGGCAGCCGCTAACGTCGCGGGCTTGACCTCGGCTGTCGCTTCGGGCCTCATCGGCGCCCTCGGCAACGCCAACGCCTTGACGAACAGCACGGCGTTCATCACGTCGCACGGCCTGCTCGCTACGGCGCGCTACACCCCGACGGTCTCCGGCGGCGCTATCCCCATCATGCAGGACAACGCCATCTTCGGATACCAAGCATACGGCACCTCGCTCGCAGCTGCTGGCCTCATCACTGACGCATCTTACGACATCTACAGCGAAGTGTACGCCAACAACACGGCATCCACGACGATCAACAACGAGGCCGACCTCGTTCCGATCGTTATCGCGAACATGGAGAACTGCTACGTGGCATACTGGGGCGGCGGAGCAGCCGACCTCGTTATCGACCCGTACACGTTGGCTGCGACGGGCATCACCCGCCTCATCCTCAACATGTACGCCGACGCCGACTTCGCACACACGGGCGACGTCCGGTTCACGGTGGGCGCATAATCCTTGCAGAGCTGACACCATAGAGAAGGCCCGGGGCACTCCCCCGGGCTTTCTTACTTTTGACCTATGACTATGCGATACAGCCGCGCGGCGGAGCCTACCGACACCAACTTCATCAGCCTCACCAACCTCAAGAATTACTTGAGGATTGACGGCAATGACGACGACACGACGCTCGGCTTCCTGCTCACCTCGGCGCGCCAGGCGTGCGAGGAATACACGGGCCGCCTGTTCGGCTCGGGCACGGTGACGTTCTACATGGACTCCTTTGAGGACAACCAGTTCCCGGCCGGGCCGGTCACAGCTATTTCGTCGGTGCAGTTTTACGACGTGGACAACGTGCTTCAGACGCTGTCGACTGCGCGGTGGTATGCCGACCTCGTCGGATCGCCGCAGCGCATCGCCTTCGACGCGCCTCCGGCCGTCTACCTCGAGCGATACAACCAGGTCATCATCAACACGACGGCAGGGCACAGCACGGTGCCCGGTCCTATCCTGCAGGCTATGCGCCTGCTGTGCGGCCACTACTACGAGAACCGGCAGCAGGTTCTGACCGGTACCATCGTGAGCGAGTTACCTATGGGCGTGCAGGCACTGCTGTCCACTTACCGCGTCTACGCATGAGGATCGGCAAGATGGACCGCCGCATCGTGATCGAGCAGCCGACGGTGACCAAAGACGACTGGAACTACGACGTGGTCACGTGGACGACGCTGGCGACCGTATGGGCCGACAAGCTCGACCGCGGCTCCGGCGAGGTGGTGGAGGTGGACCGGCAGACAGCCCTCACCCGTACGCAGTGGACCATGCGCTACCGTTCGACCGTGAACTCCACGATGCGCATCCTGTACAACAGCCAGTACTACTACATCGTTGGCGTGGAGGAAATCGGCCGCCGCGAAGGTCTGCGCGTCTTTACCGAGCTTCGGAACTGATGGCGGGCTTCAACGTGCGTGTGGATGCCGCAAGCGTGAAGGCTATAGAGGCTGCCCTCAAGGAGCTGCCGCTGGAGCTGAAGGGCAAAGCCATCTCACAAGCTCAAATAAAAGCCGCTGCTGTCCTGCGCAATGAGGCCAAAACCTTAGGCCAACAGCTTGGCGGTTCAGGTTCCTGGTCCAAGGCGCAGCAGGTGGTCTCAGGTAACGAAAAAAAATACAAGCCGTACGTTGTGCTCAAGACGTCGAAGAAGCGATTTAGTATACAGCCCAAAAGCAGCTACCTCGACAGCCCAAAGGCGACGACAGCCGCACCTATCAAGTACAACCACTTACTACAAAAAGGCAGCGCGCCACAGGTACGGACTGGAGGACAGGGCAAATCCACACGAGGCGGAGCCATTGGAACACGCAGCACTGGTCGCGGTGGTTTTATGGTGCGCAATGCGCAAACAGGATACATCCACCGCATCAAACAAATTAAACACCCCGGCTTCCAAGGTCACGACATCTATGGCAAGGTGCTGGCCAGCCGTGGTGAAGAGGCCATCCAGCGATTTAATCAGGACGCCATACAGGTCATCGATAAGTTCAAAAAGAAAAAAGGCTTCGCATGATCAACCTCGTCATCGACATCCTCAAGGCAGACGCCAACGTCACGGCCATCACCACCGCTGACCGCATATACCCGCTGTCTCGGCTCGAAGGCGCCACCATTCCAGCCATCGTGGTGCAGCAAATTGCTACCGACCCTGCCGACACGCACGACAGCACCAGCACGATGGACACGAACACCGTGCAGGTGACCATCATCGAGGACAAGCCCAAAGACGCCAACGCCTTGGCGGTCCTGGTACGTGCCGCGCTCGACGGCTACGGGGGCAATACCATCGCAGAAATCCGCCTGACCAACCAGGTGACCGACGTCTTCGAGGCCATCGACCTCTTCACCCTCACGCAGACGTATGACGTGCGCGTCGTTCGCGACAACGTCACCGTCCCGTCCGCCCTTGCCGACCTCGGCGAGCTGTACCTCGACGACATTTACGACGTAGACGCCACCAGCCCGGCGCGCTACAGCCGCCTGGAATACAACGCCAGCGCGTCGGTATGGGAGAGCACCCCTGACTTGAACATCGATGGGGCGGTATACAGCAACCCGCGCCTCATCACCCTGACCAACGGCACCACATTTACCGTGGCCAGCGACGACCACCTCATCTTTTGCAACTACGCCAGCGGCTCCGGCTCAGCTTCATCCACCCTGCGCCTGCCGGAAGTAGCTACCAGCGAAGGGCGCGAGGTGCGTATCAAGACCGGCAGCCACCTGTCCAACCAGCGGACCCTAACCCTACGGCCAGCAACTGCCGATACTACCGTCACCATCGACGGTAGCGCATCGGCATCGATGGACCGCGACTACGACGGCATCACCGTCCACTGCATCGACAAGCAGTGGTACATCACCCAACGCAAGAGCAAATGAAAATTGCCGTACACTTTCCGGTCTACAAGCGGCCCCGTATTCGCAACATCGCCATGGACGCACTCGATCGCGTACGCGGCCAGTTCCTCGAGCATGGCATCGAGATGGAGGTGTGCGTCATCGGCGACGACCCCGGCCTTGCGGCGGTATGCAAGAAGCGCAACTACATCCACTACGAGGTAGGCAATCACCCCGTCGGGCGCAAGTTCGAGATGGGCCTGCGCTACATGCTCCGGCATATGCAGTTCGACTACCTGATGGAATACTGCTCCGACAACATCCTGCGCAACGACTGGGCAGAGAAGATGGCCAAGGAGCTGAAGGCCGGGCGCCAGTGGGTGGCACATGCCGCCTTCTACATCGTCGACAGCAAGACCGGGCAGACCCACCTCTTTAGCGGGCGCGGCCAGTCGAACGTCGGACGCTGTACCTCGCGCAAGCTGGTGGAAGCCTGCCAAAAGCACCGCGGCCACTGCTACGAGTACGAGCTGATGAGCGGTCTCGACGCGTGCTTCCGTACCAACATCAGCCGCTGCACCGACCAGCTCACCTTCCTACTCAAGAGCGAGACGCCTATGATTGTGGACATCAAGAGCGAGGTCAACATCAACACCTTCCGCGGCTTCGCCAGCAAGCCCGACCGCTTCCCTCCCACGGAGGTAGTCGGCGACTTTCCCGAACTTTCCCAACTGAAACCCTTTAACTTTTAAGACATGCCAACCACCGGTAAAATCCGCTCCAACGCGATCGGTATCTTCATCTCCAACGAAAGCGCCAACAGCGGCACCTTCAGCGGCAACACGTACGGCGACAACACCTCCGAGAACGACACCTGGGAGATTGTTGCCTGCGCCACCTCCGGCACCTTCAGCGGTTCCATGGAGGTCATCGACGCCACGACCAAAGACAACGACGGCGAGCGCGAAATCCTGACCTCTTCGCTGTCGTGGACGATGACCGCCGACGGCCTCGTGGAGTACGGCTTGAGCAGCTCTGTCCGCAGCGCGGCCGACCTCTTCACCCTGTGGAAAGCCAAGACCAAGGTGAAGGTGGCATGGACCACCGGCCTTGATGGCGACCTCATGTACTGGGGCAAGGCGTACATCACCAGCTACGAAGAAACGGCTGGGTTGAACGAAGTGGCCTCATTCTCTGTTAACTTTGAAGGCGACGGTACAATCTACAAGACCGTCCTCGACACTTCAAAGGCTGTATTTAACCTGAACACATAATGGCTAACAAGCTCCAAGGCAAGTTCTCGCTGCAATTGACGGACGACCTGACGGTGGACGTCTGTCTCAACCTCTACGCACTCAACCTTTTCCTTGAAGAGGAAGATGCAAAGCTGGACCAGTTGCAGGAACTCTTGGAGCAGAAAGCCCTGGCAAACCTCCCGAAGCTGGTATGGGCAGGAGTCAGGACGCAGGCCATCCTTTCCGACCAAGAGCTGCCGCTGAACTTCACCAAGTTCGCGGCGCTCTTCGGTTCGGTGGGTTGGGACGAGGTCAGCAAGGATGTGCTTACGGCCCTTCAGCTGGACACAAAAAAAAAGTAAGCGGAGAGAGCGGCGGCGGTGAGCCGTTCGACATGAGGTCCTTGTACGTAGCTTGGCTCGAGCGCGGCAAGGACCCTGCTATTTTCTGGAGCAGTACCTTCGGAGAGGTAATGATACTTCTGCGCTCCTATGAATTCAGAGACGAACTCCAGTGGATGCACACCAGCGCCGTCCTCGCGATGCTGGCGAATGTCAACCGGGGCAAAAATTCACGACCGTATGAGTGGTCGGACTTCAATCCTTACGCATCGTCTCGCAAGAAGTCAACCTCGCCCAAGATCACAGCCAAGCACAACCAGCTCTTCGACAAGATGAGCCAAGCACTCAACAGGAAAGATGGCTAAAGACGCAATCTTAAATATCATATTTGGCGCCAACACGAAAGAGCTGGACAAAGCTCTTGACGGCGCCACGAAGCGGCTGCGGGATACGGCGAGCCAAATGAACGACGTGGGCAAATCCTTGTCCATAGGCCTCACCGCTCCCATTGTAGCCTTCGGGGCGCTGGCCACCAAGAACGCCGTCGACAGCGCCAAGGCTATCGCGCAGGTGGAAGCGGCCGTCAAGTCCACCGGCGGAGCGGCGGGCCGTTCGGTCAGCCAGCTCGAGGAGATGGCCGCGGGCTTGCAGCGCATCAGCCTGTACGACGACGACGAAATCCTGAAGGAGGTCACGGCCAACCTGCTCACCTTCACCAACGTCACCGGCACGCAGTTCGACAAGGCGCAGGTGGCTATCCTTAACCTGTCGACCCGTCTAGGCACGGACCTGACGAGCGCGTCGGTGCAGGTGGGTAAGGCGCTCAACAACCCTATCAAAGGCGTGACGGCCCTTGGCCGCGCGGGGGTGCAGTTCACCGCAGAGCAGAAGGAACTCATCACCACACTCACGGAAAGCGGCGACGTAGCCGGTGCGCAGGCTATCATCCTGGGTGAGCTGGAGACCCAGTTCGGCGGAGCAGCGGAGGCAGCAGCCAACGCCGACCCCTATACACAGATGGCTAACGAGGTAGGCAACCTCTCCGAAAGTTTCGGCGCTATCATCAACGAGGCGCTGATACCTGTGGTTGGCTACCTGCAGGGCGTTGTAGATCGCATCAGCGGTTTTAGCGATGGCACCAAGAAGGCTATCGTGGTGGTGGGTGGCCTCCTCGCCGTAGCTGGTCCCTTGCTCATTGCCATCAGTAGTTTGATTAGCGCATATGGCAGCATAAAAATTGCATTAGCTGGCCTTACCATGGAACAGCTAAAGCTGAACATCGCCGTGCTGGCCAATCCTTACGTCCTTATCGGCGCTGCCGTCGTCGCGGCGGTGGCTTTAATCATCTACAACTGGGACAAGATTGTCGCCTACTTCAGCAGCGGCGACGGAGCGGGCACGTGGGCTGGACTGAAGGAATCCTTCGACGTAGTGGTCGAATACGTGCAGGCAGCGTGGACTGCTTTCGTTGGAATCATCCAAATGATATGGGACGAGTTTGGTGACAACTTCCTGTTCGCCATACAGAATGTGATGGACCTGGTGATGCGCGTATTCCGTGGAATCTTCGGCGTCATCGGCAACCTGTTTAACGCCTTCAGCTCCCTATTCAAAGGCGACTGGCGCGCCTTCCTTGGATACATCGGCAACATCACAGTAGAAATCCTGCAAATGGTTGTAGGTGTATTCCTAGGGTTCCTTTCACAGGTAGGCAACGCGGTAGATGCTGTGCTCGGCGCCCTTGGAGTTGACAGTAACATTGGCGGATTCCTCAAGGGCATACAGCAAACCAGCGAGAAGTTCTTCGAGTCCATCAAATACAAAGGCGACGAGGCAACCGCGGCCGTCACCGATTTTAGCAAAGCTTTAGACAAAATTCCTGCCGCTCCTGTTATCAGTCAAAAGCTGGCGACGCCGCCCGCTGGTGGCGGAGGAGGAGGGGCAGCAGCTGCAGGTCAACGGACAGCCGACATGGTAGGCTTGACGGCGCGAGGACCTGCGCAGGTTCCAAACGCGCTGCCGGAACGTGGGCTGATGGCACCCAGCGACAACACGGCGCTGGTTGCGGCATTCATGAATGAGCAGGCCGTGGCCAAAGCACGGGAGAACCTGCTGTCAATCCAGCAAATTTTAGACAACCTCGGCAGCAGTATGGCTCAAGTGGGCGAACAATTTGGCGCGGCACTTGGAGGCATAATCACTGGCGCTGAAGGCGCAGCTGAAGCCATGAAGGGCGTGGCACGCGCAGCCATCGACGCAGCCTTCAACGCCGCCACAGCCCTCGCCATTCAAGCGGCAGGGCAGACCGCCGTAGGTTCCGGACCGGCGGCGGCTATCGTCCTGCCTGCCCTCATCACCGCAGGTATGGGCCTCATCAAATCCGTATTCACTAACCTCGTGGGACTGGCGACGGGCGGTCTTACCACCGGGCCGATGCTGGCCATGATTGGTGACAACCCCTCCGGCAAGGAGGCGGTCATTCCGTTCGAGCGCATGGGCGAATTCCTCGACATGGCCGGCGCCAACCAACCATCCAACGTGACTGTGACCGGCCGCATTTCAGGCCGCGATATTATGCTGTCCAACGAACGGTCATCGCGTGACCGGAAACGCATCC